CCGGCGACTTGGGCGTCAATGCGATTCGACGTGCCGGAAACTCAAAGGAGGAAACTGAAGTGACCACCACCGAACCAAGGACCTGCCGCCGTTGCGGCCAACGGATCCGGCTCCCAGAGCCGACCGGCGATGCATGGGAGCGCGAGATCAACCTACGCATCTCGAAGTTGATCGACCTGTGCTCGGCCTGCTGCCCGGCACCGGAGCCCCCGGCCCGGCCTGAACCAGTTTTACCCGCGGTAACCCGTGGGTGCCCCGCAGACCGATAACCCCAAACGAAAGGACTGAATATGAGTAAAGACGTAATCACGATCGACCCGGAGCTAGCCAGGTTGATCCCATCCGCGCTCCCCGAGGAGCGGGACCTATTGGAGCAAGACATCGTGAAGCATGGTTGCCTGGATCCACTGAAGGTCTGGGCCGAGAAGGGCATCCTGTTGGATGGGCACACCCGCTGGGAGATCTGCAAGCGGCTCAAGCTCCCGTTCGCGACCGAGGGCCTGGCGTTCCCTGACCGTGCTGCGGCCATTAACTGGATGTATCGGAACCAACTCGGGCGCCGGAACCTGACACCGGATCAGGCGTCGCTTCTGCGCGGGGAGTTATACAACAGGAGGAAGAAGGCGCAGCATGATGGGGGTAAGGGCAGGTCGCGAAGTGAGGATCAAAATGATCCCCACTCCAAACCGCCAAGCACCGCCGCCCAGATCGCGAAGGAGCAAGGTGTAGGCGAAGCGACCGTCAAGCGCGACGGCCAGTTCGCGGACCAGGTCAACAAGGCTGCCACCAAGGATCCCACGATCAGGCAGAAGATCATGGCAGGCGGCAAAGAGGGCCAGGAGGTCGCGAAGAAGGTTAAGGGGGCCGGGAAGCCGGCTGTGAACCACGGTGAACCTATGGTGCCGCCCGTTGTTCCTTCCAAGCCTGAAGGTTTGAAGGAGCGGAAAAGGGAATTGAAACACAACCAACAGATGGCGAGGGAAGCCATCGCGATAATCGAACAAATCGAGCCATGTTCAAATGGGTGCTACATCGCGTTCAAGCGAATCCGCAGCGCCGTATTTAAACAGGAACGTAAACAGGAACGTAAACAGGAATAACCCGAACCAAGGAGACCACCATGAGCAGATTCGTTGAGAAAGAAGTCAGGCACCGCGACAGCACGACCCGGGGCAGGACCAAGATCCGACGTTGGGAAGGGCCGGCCGCGGACCTTACCGAGTTCGAAGCCTCCGAGTTGCCCAGCGGTTGGGTTGAGAAGGACAAGACCGAGACGGATGGCGCCCAGTGGATCATCTACGAGGCGACCTACGGGGTTGACGATGACACCCCGGCCGAGGACCAGGGGTTAATCAGCAGGACCTGGGAAAGGGATGTTGTCTATGACGAGAAATCGATCGTGCTATGTCCGTCTGCGCTGGCGATTGGGACACCCCCAGGTGGAGCCGACCCAGCGACCCGTTGCCAATTTGCCCAATGGCCGCAGAGCGTGGTCGGTGCCGCGGAGCGGTATTTCAAATACGTCCAGAAGACCCTGGACCCGAGCAGCGGGGTAACGGAGCAGAAGAGCCCGGCGGATTTCTATTGGGTCGATGATCCGGCCCGCGGTTCGGCGCCGTTTGTCCCGACCCAAGCCACTCCGGAGCAGCGAGCAAAATCGAAGGAGCTATTCGAAACCTGTCTCCGGTTACAGGAGCCGGTGTTCAGGGTTGCGGCCCCGGTGTTGCGCAAGACCGAGATCGTGGTGTCCGGCACCGTGCTCAAGGTCTCGAGCGCCTACACGGGGCGGTTCTGGAGCCGTGCCTCCCTGATCAACTCGGAACCGACCTTGCCAGCCACGGCCCTGATTGACTGGGCAGGGTTGACTGACTGGTCATGGCTCAAGATGGAGCCCGAGGTGTCGGTTGTGAACGGGGGCCAGGTCCAGTTGACCCAGGAGTACCACGGGGCGCTGGAGTTCGAGACTTTCATTTACGGGGAGCTGATTTGATGGGTGCAGGCACGGACATCTTCTCCGGCCTGCGGTGGCCCGACCTGGACCAGCTCCAGGATCCGGACTCCACGAGGACATGGATCGCGTGCCACGAAGCCGGGCATGCGCTCGTTGCTGGCCGACTCGGCCATGACTGGACGGCGCGTCTGGAGATGGATCACCCGCGGACGTGCGGGTCCGTGGTTCCTGGCAACGGGTCGGTGCCGCCGTTGGTCAGGATGGCCCCGATCGCTTGGGGCGGGCCGGTTGCCCAGCACATGGCGTTCTTTCGGGTCGAGGCGGCCAAAGCTTTTGAACTGGCATGGAAACTCTTCGTCAGTTTCCCGGCCGATTACTTCTCTGGGCCTGATCTGACGTGGATCCGGCGTCACCCACACCCACGCGAAGCCGGCAAGCTGGCGGCCACTATCTTGCGGGGTCGGCATCACGCCATCGAGCGCCTGGCGCAGATGCTCGTCGAGCGCGGGTCCGTCACCCGCGATGAATTTCACCGCGCGGACTCGGGACTGACCCTGGCTCCGCGCATCAACAACAAACAACCGGAACAAACCACATGAGCAAAAGAACAGAACCTGTCCTCACGATTGAGGACGAAACCTTGTCGGCGATCACGGGTGCCATCTCGGCGGCCGTCGAGCGCGAGTTGGGCGATCAACTTAGCCCTGAGCAGTTAGCCAAGGCGACATCGGACATGACCAACAGCGTGTTGCAGTCTCTTTTGGATGCCGGCGTTACCGAGCTGCGGACCGAGAACGGCGAGCTGGTTGCGCATGACGCCGATGGCAAAGCCCAGGAATCGAACAAGCGGGCAACACTCCTGAACGTGAAGTAACCGACCCGAACTGAAACGAAACGAAACGACCATGATTACGAACCAGACCAACCCCACGACCGGCTCACGGCCGGTCACGAACAGATTTCACCTTGTCGCATCGAAGAGGCGAGGTGGAGGCAGGCGTAAGCCCCGGA